AAAGAAAATCTTTTGAATTGGTTAAAAGAATAGTTATAATTAATTTTTAATCAAGGAAAAGGTAAATATGACAGACAAAGAAATGAAAAACGAAGAACCAGTAATAATAACTTTTAACGAAGTTGAATATCGAGCAGAAGATTTATCCGATGCTCAAAAAGATATCGCTATGAAGTTAAACGCATCTGGTAAAAAACTAGCTAGATTACAAGAAGTTTATGATGATTATGTAATTACTAACGATTACAAAAACATTATGATTAAAGCTTTTGAATCTACCACAATGGAAGTCGAAGATGGTAACGAAGAAGAAACCAGTTCAGAGGACAACAGTTAATCAAGTTTCCCACGATTTAGACCTTCACGAACAATTATGTTCAGAAAGGTGGAAACATAACTTTGAAAAGATTGATCGCATTGAAGCAATGGTTATTGCTAATAGTTCTCGGCTATGGTGGTTCGCTAGTATTGCTATTACTCTTTTGTTATCTTTGGTTGTAAAAAGTTTTATATGATTCTTTATACAGAAAAACAATTACAAAAGTCTTATCAAGAATACAATAAATCGAGAAGTCAGGCAGGGATGCCAATGGTCACTTTAGAAAAATACAGACCATTGTTTGAACGCAACATGGAAAGAGAGTGGTTTGAATGATAGAACAATTAATAGCACCAGTATCAAAGATCGTTAATAAGTTTGTTAAGGATAAAGATTTACAAGCTAAGTTAGATCACGAACTCAATACTTTATTTCACGAAGCTAATTTAGCTCAAATAGAATTATTAAAAGAAGATGCTAAATCAAGCAATTGGTTTCAAAATTCGTGGCGACCTTTTGTTGGTTGGACATGTGGTGTAGCAATGGCGTATCACTTTATTATTCAACCATTACTTTTAACTATTTTAACTGCAACAGGAAACCAAGTAGAGCTACCAGATTTTGACTTTGCACAACTCAGCACTATTTTAATGGCTATGCTTGGCATGTCGGGCTTACGCAGCTTTGAAAAAACTAAAAATGTTCACGCCAAATAATTTATGTTTGGTTTATTTAAAAAGAAGAAAAATGCTAACACTAGAACTGACGATGAATTGGATGCTTATATGCAATATTCCGATTTTACTGATGTCTTTAAGGTGGAAGAAAAAATGAAAGATGATGTTGGTGTAACGACAGAACTTATTGAAAAATTAAAAAGCAAGATCAAAGCTGAAGAAGGTTTAGAATATAAAGTTTATACTTGTGAATCAGGATATGCCAGTGTGGGCGTGGGTAGGAACTTGGAAACAAAAGGTCTTAAACTTGCTGAAATAGAGTATATGTTTAGCAACGATATTGACGATGTATTTGTTGAATTAGATCGTGAATTACCACATTGGAAATATGAACCTTTTAATGTACGAATGGTTTTATGCGATATGTGTTTTAACATGGGTATTAAAGGTTTATTAGGTTTTAAATTATTTTTAGAAGCTATTGAAGATGTTGATTATGAAACTGCTGCTGAAGAACTGTTAGATTCAAAATATGCTACGCAAGTTCCTAATCGTGCCAAAAGAAACGCACAACTTGTTTTAGACGAAGCTTAATCTTTATCTAATTTTTTTATACTAAATCTTCTTTGTGTATAAGCATCTTTTGCTGGTGTTACCTTCGTCTTTTCTGGTTGGGCTTTGTAATTAACAGTTTTCCAAATGACCTTGTGAGTTTTAGAGAAGCCTTGTTGAGATTCTCCCATTTCTTCCATTAACTTAGTTTTGGAATTTTGGATTAGATCATTTAGTTCTTTTGCCTGAATTTCCCAAGTTTGTATATTATCTATGTGTTTCTGTGCTGTCTTAGTTAGTTCAGTCGTTTCACCATTGTCTACAGGATTAATTCTAGCTGCATCTTGAGTATCAAAAGGTGAATAATAATCACAGTGAGGTATGCGTTTGTTAAAATCTTTAATCTTTGGCTCAAGGTCTTTTTTTTCCCACTCCAAATCCCTTTCGTAGAAATAACATCTAAGGTCTGTACCATTTAAAATTGCGATTACTGCCCATTCTAAGCCAGTACAAGCCATTAATGATTTTACTTGTAGTACCCCACGATAAAGAGGTGGTGCTTCTTGATGAGGTGCATTAGTAGCTTTTATTTCAATAATACCTTTGCCATTTATTTTAATGCCTTCATCGTCTGCTTTTTCTGGCAGATAAAAACCCTTATCAACATCTCTTTGAATGAATAAATTATCAGCAACGCCATAACAATCCACTGAACCATTTAAAATTAAACTGGGGTGTCTAACAGGTTCAGTTACTTCTAATTCAATGTCTAATAAACCAATGCGATCAAAGGCAGCTAAAGCTATAGCTTTTTCTAACCTGTTGCCCATATCCATAGCGTTATTAGTTTCAAAACTAATGTCTTTGCCATTCATAGCATCGTGACATAATTTTAGTCGTTCATTGGGGTTAGTGTATGGATTGACATTAAAAACATCACACACAACACTGCATGATACTTCAAAATCTGGGGTTAGCTTTCCAATCGCAGAACTGCGATGTTCTGGGTATTTTTCATCGGTCATTTGTTTCTCCTTTTATTTGTAAATCTGTAAACAGATTACCTTGATCTGTAATTCTGTTTTTTGCAATTTCAATATATTCTTTATTGAGTTCAATTAATATAGCATTTCGATTATGATTATTAGCCACAATTCCAGTAGTACCACTACCACCAAAAGGGTCAAGAACAGTGCCAGATTTGGTCTTATCAGTTTTGCAATCGCATTTTTTTTGTAAACCTAAATCTATTGGTGGATTTTCTCTATTATATTTATCTAATACTCCACCAACCTTTCTATCATCTAAACCACTTCTTTTGTTTCTCTCTACCTCTAATTGCTTTGGTCTTTGCATGACTCGCTCATAAGGTTTACCACAATCAACACATATCTTTTCTGGACACCCAGCTAAAACACATGGCTCTATTAAATCCATTGGAAAGGTTGCAAAGTGAGCAGCTTTAAAATTCTTAGTTGAAACTTTCCAAACTGATCTTTTGTTTCTTTTATCTCTTATAGCTTTAAAACTGCCATCGTGTCTGCTGCTTTTTTCTGGGTTTGAATATTTGCCCTTGTAATAACCTTTTGCTCTTTCAACTTCATTAGTTTTATTTGGTGCATAAATACTATCTTCTTTGATAGCTTCGTTATCAAAGTAATACTTTGGACACTTACTCAACAAAAAAATATATTCATGTGCCTTAGTGCAACGATCTCTAACACTTTCAACCATAGGATTGGGTTTATGCCAAATAATATCCTGTCTCAAAATCCACCCATCTTTTTGTAAACCAATAGCTGTTTTAAAGGGAATACAACCTAACTGTTTGTTTTTTAAAAAAGTATCACCTAAATTAAGCCAAACTGTACCATCATCACGAAGCACTCTTTTTACTTCTCTAAATACCTTAACTAAGTTCTCCACAAATTCTTCTGGAGTTTCTTCCATACCTAATTGATCTGCTGCTTGATAATCTCTTAAATTAAAATAGGGTGGTGAAGTTATGCAAGTATTGATGAATTTTTCTGGCAGTTCTTTTAATTTGTCTAAGCAATTGCCTTGTAATATTTTTATTGTCATTTGTTTCTCCTTCTTTTTTTTTGTTTATTCTCTTTCTTAATTTTTTGACATAATTCTATGTGTTCCTTAATGGTTTTGATCTTCTGCAATTACTTCTCCCAATAGTTTCTAATTTGTGAAGCATACCATTTAGTCTTGCCTGATCTTGTCGCTACTTTGCGTTTAGTCAATTCATCAGCAATACCTTGTAAAGTATTAATTCCATCTTTTTTAATAATATCTTTGATAACAGGTGCTAAGTCTTTTTTAAACTTCTCATAATTTTTAGTGTGCCTTTCACCTGCTTTCTGCCAAGCATTAGCCAACTTGTGATCAGCTTTTATTTTCTTTCGTTCTTTAGTCTTTGTCATAGGTTCGTTCCAGTTGGTTAGGATGATAGGAAACATATTTATCTATTTCTTCATCGTAGATTACAATTTTGTCGTTTAATCTTTTGACATAAGTGCCAAAGATCGCTTGACCCTTTACTTTAAATCTCATGGTTGTGGTTGTTTATCAAATTCATCATTTGCATAATGAATAGCTGCAACTCGTTTCATACCTTTGGCAAGTGCTTCTTCATAAAGTCTTTCCCAGATGATTTCGTTTACGCTGTTACTCATACTTCATTACCCCACACATCCCAACCCTTGGCTTGCTCTCTTGCAAATAATTCTATTCTTGGTAAATCGCCACACAG